TGCGCTATACGATTGACCTTCGCGTCCATGATTACCCCCTCACCCCGTAAATTGCCCGCCCATCACGATAGCCCGTCACCACCAACCCGAAGGCCCGCGCGAAACGGATGGAGACGGCGTAGAAGTTGAAGTCGTTCATCAGGTCATGACCCCCGATGCGAGGTTGGTTCCTGTCAGGCCGGTTGCGACGATCTGGACGGCATTGCGCACCAGCTTGTTGCCGCTGCCGCCTGCAATGGTGCCGCTGTCGATGCCGGTGAGGTTGTATTCGTTGCGTGCGTCGGTCGTGCCCCCAACCTGGATGCCGTAGGTCGAACCCGATGCCTTGCCTTTGACGATAGGCGCGATGATGTTTGCAAGGCAGGCGTTGTTCAGTTTGACCGCAGGCCCGCCCGTGATCGTGTCATTCTGGACAATCGGCATGATCCGGCAATTGGTGGCATCGGACAACACAACGCCGCCCGCTGTGGCTTCGCTGATGATCGTGCCATTGATGTAGACCGCGCCGGACTTCTGCCCATTGGCTTCGATAATAACCCCGACCGCGCTTGTGGATGCGCCCATGACAAGCTGCCCGCCCGTCACATTGATTGCGCCGCCCTTGTTGGTGAATGCGTAGATTGCCGCCGTCGCGCCCGGTGCAGGCCCGCAATACGGTTCAATGATCGAGACACTGCCCGATGCGCCCATGTTGTGAATGTAAATCCCCACGACGGTGAACTGGTCCACAACCGGGTGGATGATGGTCATATCGGTATTGCCGAAGTCGTTCGACGTTGCCGAGTTGCCGTTGACTTCCATCCCGACAGCGGACGAAACCGTTTCGCAGTGAATCCAGAAGCAATCAGTGAACTTGCCGTCAGCATAGAAGCCGATGCCGCCTGTCTTGACCGCGCGGGTATCGTCGGCGTGGCTGTAGGAGATGTATAGCGAGGCATTGCCGCCAGCCCCGACACCACTTGCCCCAAGCGCGTAGAAGCCCTTCCAGCTATCCGTGCCGCCCGTTCCCGCGCTGGTCCGCTTGGCAGAGCAGCGGTTGACGATGGCATGAACGACGCCGTTGAACGTCCAGCCGATCATACTTTCATCGCCGCGAACGTCTTCGAAATACGATTCGAGGATGAACTGCGCACGGATCGCGGAACATGCCGAGGCGACAACCGGCGCAACCGTCCGCGCAACCGCGATGCCGGTGACCTTCACGCCTTCGATGAACTGCGCAATCGTGCCGGGGTTTGCATCTGGCCCAACCTGTAGAACATCGGTGGTGCCATCGGTCATCAGCAGGCGCGTTGCCCCGGTGCCGTAAACGCTGTCATAGATCGAGGAGACGCCGCGCAGATGGCGGTTCGGGTAAAGTATTTTGATTGTCGCGTTGATGAAGTAGTCGGACCCTTGCAGGTCAATGATCTGCAAAGCAGCAAGCTCCGCGTGGATAGCCAGCACGTTGTTTGCAGGAACAGAACCGGTGGAATCGTTGGCCTTCGCGCCCCACCATTCTGGGAAGCCGACCTTGTTGCGAACGGCGTTCAGAACAACCTTGCCGGTTCCGCTACATTGGAAAATCTGTGCAACCCATGCATCAACGTAGCCTGAGAACGTGACGGTCACGCCTGTTGGCACAACGATGCTTGCGCCTGGTTCAAAGCGGACGTTGTTGGCAATCGTCAGGTTCGATGCGATTTTGTATGCGCCCGCCGTGAACACAAATGCACCGGCTGCATCGGCCAGAGCAATTGCCGCGCGGTCGTCCGTTGTTCCATTGCTAACCGCGCCGAAGTCTTCCGGGCTTACCGTATCGCGGAGTTTGGATTCCACAGAGCGGGCGACGGCACCGGTTCCAGCTTGTAGGAAGCCGATCTTGGCAGCGCCACCAGAACCCGCAATATCGCTTTGAAACGGATCAACAGCCGGATCACGGGTGGTTTTGACAACATCCGTATTGGTCTTGAGAATGACTTTATACGAAGCATCAGCCAGCCACATTGCCGGGAACCGCCCATTCGCATCGGCTACAACCGGGTTCGTGTTCGGGTTCGTGCCAGCGGTGGCATCGGCTGCGGTCGGATATGTGTTCCGGGGTGTGGTGGTGCCGGTGGTGTAAAAGGCGAGTTTCCAACCCGCGCCCACGCCGCCTCCGCTTGCCACAACGGAAAAAATGCCGGTATCGAAAAGGATGGCCATGCAGACACTTTCGGAACTGTTGAGTTCACGAGGATGTGTCTGCAACGGAACGCGCGGCCCTCTACCGCGCAGGGCGAATGCCCCCGTTGCTTAGGGTCTAGCATGATTTTCCGGGCTTTGCTAGTATGCCTGCTGTGCGATACGCTATCCCCATGCTCGCTTTGGTGCTGTCGGCTTGTGCCCCGCGCCTCATCCTCGCCAATGAACTTGGCGGAACCGTCAGCCAAACCGGAAGCATGGGCAACGACCGAGCACTAGCAATGGCCGAAACCCATTGCGCCAAGTTCGGGAAACAAGCCAAAATCGTTGATCGAACCGTGTGGGTAAAATCATTCCGCTTCGATTGCGTGGCGAAGTGACAACGTTCTTGCGTCTGAAGTTCTGGTTATGGGCTTCCCTATTGTGGTGGTACGCGCCGTCTGTCCTGTTCTTTTTCAGTGGTGGCCGCAGCGCGAACTGGTGACTGGCTGATGGACTGGCGCAGATATTCCTGCACCGCCTTCACGTCGCTTGCAATCAACGGCTCTGCAATCGCAATCTTGCCGAGCCTTTCAGCATAGCTTTGGATTTGCCCAGGATCGGCGTGGACCGGTGAACTTGCCAGCCAACGGGCAAAGCGAGGCGAGGCCAAAAGCTTGCCAAAGCCGAATTCCGCACCCGCTGCGCCACCAGACAAAAGCAGGCCGGGAATGCCAGTCATGGCTAGTGCGCCGTGTCCCGCCGCGTTTGCGCTAAGCGACGTTTTGGAAACGTTGGAGTATTCGCCAGCGCGCTTCATATTGGCAAACACCGTGGCGAGGTCATCCATATCGGCGCGGTGCTGCTCGTTGGGGAAAAGTACGGTCTTTGCGCGCGGGGAAATCCTGTTCCACTGCGTCACAAATTCGGCGGGAGAGAATTCCAACCCATCCGCGTTCTGCCGTCCCGGTGAGGCTTGCCCCATCTTTGACACAACGGTCGCGCGGACGGTGTTCGCCTCTTCAGGCGGCATTGATCGCAGCGCGCGAGACAAATTCTTGAAGTCGCCACCTTTGGTTTGCGCCCATCGGTTGATTTGCTCGAAGGCCGCCGTTTCCCCCTTCTTTAGGTCGTCACCAAGAATGCCCGAAAGCACATTGTCGATACGATCCTGCCGCCCGCGCCAGTAACGATTTGCCTTCTGGAAGGCATCAAGCGCCTTGGGGCCTGCCTGTGTGGCGGTCGCCTCCATATCCTGAGACAGCGCACCATAAAGCTTCCGCATTGCGCCCTTAGCGTTCCCGTCACTGGTGAGTGAGGGATCTCCAACAATTTCCCCGACGATGGAGCGGAGGCGCTTCATATCCTCCCACGAAAGCTTCCCACCTTCAGGCGGGCGGTTTGCTTTTTCCGAAGCTGCAATGACTGCCTTTTCAGCCTCGCCGATCTGCGCGCGAATCTCGCCAAGTTTAGCGGGTGCAATCACCGTGTTCCGCAGCGTTTCATACTGACCCTTCAGTGCGGCAAGCTTCTCATTCGCAGCGGCAAATTCAGCGCGGCCCGCAGCCGATACGTCAACCGGCGTCAACGCCTCCAACGTTGCGCGCAATTGCGGGTGGCCTGTCCAGATTTTTGACAAACGCGGATTGCTGGTGAATCCCCGGATTGCATCTGCAAGCGTCGAACGGGTAGCTTCCAGTGTCGCGGGTGCGTCCGATGGTACGGGAATCGCGTCATAAAGCTGGCCGCCGCGTGTGTCACTATGGGCCACCCATGCCTTCGCGCCTCGCTGCGCAGCTTGTCCAGCGCCGGTTTCATCGGCCACAGTGCCAATATTACTCGCCACCCGATTACGCGCATTCGTAGCCGTTGCCAGCGCACCCTGCGCGCCCTCCGACATGGGAATTTCACCAAGCGTCCGGCCAACGACACCAGACGCCATGCGGGTGCCGGTTCCGCCAACATCGGCAGGCATCATGGTCACATTCTGACGATCAGCCGCAGCCATCACGGCATTCGGTGCGCGTTCGGCTGATAGCGCGCCCTTGACGGCCCCTGGAATGCCGGAAGCGGTATGACCAAGCACACCGCCAATCACACCGCCGATGATCTGACCGGGTGCGCCATAATCCTTGCCTGCTTCGGAACCAGCGCCCGCGCCCGCACCTGCTGCCATTTCACGCAGAGGGTTTGATGCGACAGTGCGGAGAGCGCCACCGACGACTCCCGGCGCATATTCGGCAAGACGCCCCGCAGCCACCGAAGGAAGGAACGCGCCGACGCCAAGCCGGTTGATCATCTCCGCCGTCTTGTCTCCATGCGGGAGGCCGGTCATTCCCCGCAACGTTTCACCGGTATCGGTCGTCAGGTGGCTACCGGTCACGGCGTTGATCGTGGCGTTCAGCGGGTTATTGATAATCCCGAGAACGTCGCCAGCGCCTTGCACTAGATCGCCCACACCTGCCTTAATCTGGTCCCCCGCAGTTGGCGGTGGCTTTGGCGCTTCCGGGCTATCGTCCGTCACCTTGCCGACAAGGCCTAGGTAATTGCCATCCTTGTCATATGCCTGTTCGCCATCTGGGCCGAGTGGGTTCCCATCCTTGTCGTAATATTCATGGCCGAAAGCTGCAACGGTCGCGGCCATCACGTCCTTTTTATCAACACCGTTCGCCCCAACATTCGGCTGCAACGTGCCCGCAGCGTCATCAGCAAGAGGCCCCGCCGACAGCTTCATGGCTTCGACAGCCTGCTTTCGTGCCGCCGCTTTTTGCGCGATGGTATCCGCCGTATCCCCCGGCATCGGAAAGAAGATGCGGTATTGGTTTTCGTATTCCTGTGGGCTGATCGCCGCACCGGATTCAAGGCGAAGCTGTGCCGCGATGAAGTTGCGCGCCGCCTGATCTGCGCCCTGTCGCGTGCTGTCATTCAGGAATGAGTTTTCCGCATTGGGGAAATTTTCATGGATCGACTGCCGAACCATCCCGCGTGGTGCGAGTTTGTCGCCGCCGACGCCGCCATAGTTCTGTTCTGCCTGCATCATGCGGCCATAGAATCCGGACGACTTAGCTTGATATTCTGTCGGTTTGGCATCGCCTGATCCTACGGCGTCAACCTTACCCTCGCTGCTGATCTGATAGGAACCGGTAGCCAACCCGCGCTGTTTGATTTCATCAGGCGAGAGCGTGCGATAGGTCGTCTTAGGCCCATCTGGCTTGTCAGGCTTTTCAGGTTTCGGCGGTGGCCCCATAATCGGACCAACAGGCGCAGAAACAGGCGCTGCCGGGGTGGGCGCGTCAAGAACGAAACCGGGCGGGAGTTGCGACATATCAGCCTCTTGGTTCTAGATGGACGTGATCGCCCTCGTTGATGACATCGAGGTTCGGATTCTGACGGCGCAGATATTGCGCATAAATGGACATGCTCATTCCCTTTGGCGGGACGCTATCGCGCGCAAGTGGCCTGCCATCTGGCCCACGCCGCATGTGGTAGCTGTCCGAAACACCACCAACGGCAGCATTGTGGGCCGGGGTTCGATAGGTGGACGTAACGGTTTCGCCCGGAACACCTTTAGGGTTGAAACCCGCCAGTGACGTTGCCGCCACTGCCTCCCATCGGAACCCATTGCCCCCCGCGAAACTGGATCTTCGCACCGGTCTGCGGGTTGGTTGCGGTCGCCCCTTCCGTTATACCAGCGGCGGGCGCTTGGTCAGCCATCTGATACGGCTTGACCACATAGGAACCTGTCCCGTCCGGTTTGACGTTGATGACCGCGCCGCCCGGTTGGATACCCACGTTGTCGCCAGCCATAAACTTGCGCTCTGCCAGTTCGGACGCAACCAGCTTGTCCATATCCATGCCGTGCATCTGGTAATAGCGCAGCCCATTGTCGGATAGGTCGGCTTTTGCGATCTGGTCTTGCGTCCAACCAGCCTCAATCAGGTGCGGCGCGACAAGGTTCTGGAATGCCTGTTGCCGTTCGTTCGCGGGGACTGTGGCGAGGTAATGCGCGCTCTGTGCCATTGCCATGTTTTTGGCGTCGGCTTGCTTCAGTTCAGTCTCACTCATGGTCTTGAACGCGGTTGCGATCTTGCCGCCCATATCCGGGTCGATCACGCTCAATTGCTTCAGCGCGTCCATGTTCACCCCGCCCTGATGGGGGGCAGGTTGTGCGGGTTGAGACGGTTGCGACAATGCAGGCAGTGAGCCGCCCTGATCCGCGCCCGGTAGCGCGGCTATGGTATCGCCGCCGAATGCTTGATCAAAGGATGGGGTACTTGTCGGCGCGTAGGTTTCTCTGCCAAGGCCAGACATGGCTGCGACGCCACCCGTTTGAGGTTGGCCAAACACCTGCCCGACCAGCCCGCGAATCTGCTGCTGCTTGGCAATCTCTTGCTGCCGTGCGTGCATATCCATGACGCGCTTGTCGTTTTCGTAGCGGTCCTGTTTACCGGCCCGAAGCGCGTTGATAAGCGCCATGCCGTCAATGCCTTGGATCATCGCCACTTACAGTCCCCCGTATCCACCGGAGCCGTACCCCTTGTTGTAGAGATAGGCCGACGCGATGTTGTTCACGCCCTGATTGATCGCATTGCCGGTGTTTTCGTATGCCGAAGCCCGCGCGTTGCCTGCATTTGTATAGGCATTCGAGGCTCCGTTGGCGTAGTTCTGCCCCGCCTGTGCCGTGCTGCCGGTTGCCGACTGCCCAACACCCGCCATCGCAGCGAGCGCGTTCGAATAATTGCCAAACTCTTGACTTGCCTCGTTGCCGGCGTATCGATCCAACGCCTTCGCCGTCGCACCGCTGAAGCGCGACCCATTGGCAGATGCACGGCGTTCGATAGCCTTCATGCCTTCATCCAGACGGAACTTGTAGGACGGCGAGGCATAGAACCCGCCGTAGTCCGGCGTGCCGTTGGTCGTTGCGCTCGCCGTCGAAGTTGCACCCGGCAGGTTGATGACCTGGCCACTTGGCAAGGTGTACGTCCCCCCGCTGGATTTGGCCGCTGTGGGGTCGCTGGTGCCGACGCCATAAAGGCCCGCCATCTTGTAGAGCGCATTATTGCCGACAGCACGATATGGCGCATAATCGGCGCGCGTCGTGTCGTATTGGTATTTCTGGACGGCAGCGGACTGGTCAGCCGCATATTGCGCTGCGCCTGCCGCCTTGTTGCCAGAAATGATCGAGGCACCTGCACCAACAACGGCTGCACCTGCAATGGCGGCTGCGACACCCATTCAAACCTCCGCAAGTTGCAGGCGGTAAACCTGCCCATGATCGACAGCGCCAAGGCGCTTGAACATTGCGCAGATCCGGTCGCCCGAACCGCGCTTTCCGGCTTCGTAAAATACCTCTGTCACGCCACGATCTTTCAGGAACCGAAGCGAAGCCCGTTCCAGTTTGGCACCAAGCCCCGGGAATGACGGGTCCGCGTAAACGGTGGTGTTCGTGCCGGTGACGACGTTTTCGGACGTGAGAGATGGGCCGATCAGCGTCATGCGATAGCCAAACATACGGCCATTGCTTCGCGCCGTGGTGATCTGCATTGCGCCAGCGTCGTAGAGTGTCTGCATCAAAGGCAGGTTTTTGCCCTGCCAATCGCCCGGAGCCTCGCCAACCAACACCAAATGCCGATCGATCAACGGGCGCGCGTCACGCAGCCAAGTTGCAAAATCTTCGGTCTGGATCGTGATGCCGTCGGGAGAAACAGGTTCACGCACAGCAAACCCGCTCAAAATCTTGTGCTTTGCCACCGACGCCAGTTTATCAAGGGCCGGGGCGAAGGCTTGACAATACCGGATCAGCGCCCGCATATCGATCTGGATATTAACCGCCGACAGAGCGCGCCACCGTTCGCTATCGTGCTGGTACGGCAGGCAATGCTCGAAAATCCGCGCGCAAGTCGATTCATCCGCCAAATCGGCGAACTTGACCGACAGCACACCTGGGACCCGCGCTTCGATCTGCGCCAGCTTTGCGTCAAGACGGGTCATCGCAGCGGTGATCGTGGCGCGGTCGAACGCGCAGCCGGGGATATTCATCAGGCTTTCAACCACCTCGGCAACCGGGCGGCGAATAACAACAACCCTCACGTTGCCTTCAAGCAGTCGCCAGAATGGAGCGCCCGCCGTTTCAACCGACCCGGTGCAGGGCTGCGAAAACCATGCGCGCACGTCGGACAGACTGCGCATGTGGCGCAGTTCATCATGCCCACAAGCCCAATCGCCATACGACAGGAAGTGCGACAGCCAAGCCGTGCGAGACCGAGGCAATGCAAATATCACATACGGCGCATTCGGCACCGGACCGCTGACCACCTCCCCTCCAGTTTGCACGACAGAGCGCGGCAAATCTGCCGTTTCCCCGCGATTGTCGTCAAAGTTGAGGTTGCGCATTTATATCCAGACGGCTTGAATGCGCTGCCTGTCTGGTGTGATCGTCCGGGGCGCAGGCCGGACCGCCTATGGCGTCACGCGCACACCATACCGCAACACCGCCAATAGTTCAAGCAAGGTTCCCGTTCGCTTGCAAATCAGTGATTAGCGCGGCCAGAATGCGGGTCTGCACCTGCAACGCATCCGCCACCGCTTGCAGTTCGCTTGCCGCGTAAGTCGCACTGACGGTCGGCGCAGTATAGGTTGCAAATGAGGACCGGCTTAGCGTTCCAGTCGGCGCGCCATACGTCCCGGCAGGATGTGCGGATATAACGCCTGTGATGTTGTCGTAATCCAGCCCCGCGCCATCCGATATCGCCGTTCGCGCCCGTGCGTTTGTGAAATAGAGGTTCGTCGCGCCTTCGGTCACGTTGTCGCTATCGAGCGCGTGAGATGCGACCGCCGTCAGCCGCCCCTTGCCATCCACTGAAACGGAAATGGTGTGCGAGGCGTCCCCATAAGGGCCAGGAACAACCGCCGTGTCAGCAAGGCCGAATGTGTAAGTCTGCCCCGGCCCGCCATCATTGGTGGTCAATTCACCCGCAATCACTTCCACCACGCGCTGCGATGAAAGCGCGGTGCTTTTCTCGACAGTCAGATACGCGCCTTCACCGACGTTCTGCGTCCGGCAGAGGAATCTATACCATTCCGGCGTGACCCGGCCCGCGCCGTCCACAAGCGGCGCACGCGGTGGGTTGATCGTGAAGTTCACTTGATATCGGCCCAATAAGCAATGACTAAGCGGCGCACAGCGTCTGTCATCCGAAGCCGCAACTGGCGGGTGCGGAACTGTCCCAACCTGCGCCAGACGCACCGGACGCGGTATTCCCCGACCTTGCCCATCGGTCGCCACATTTCATTCGACCAGCGATGCCCGCCGTCGTCCGAATAGGTCAGCGCAATTTGCGGGTCAGCCACGGCGTCATTACCCGGCCCGGTTTCCATCGTAACTTCGAACGAATACATCGTCACGCGCTCGCGGCCATATTCCAGCGTAGGCAGGGTTATCTCTACCGCAATCGGATCGCCCGCCTCGTCATAGACTTCAGGGGCAGGCAGGTAGATATTGCCGTTCGCGCGGTCAAAAAGCAGCGTCTTGCCATAGGCTGAAGCGGCACCAGCGCAGCGCCACCACGTCGAACCCCACGACTGGCGTTGATGCCAAGCGCCCGTGGCTACGTCAAAGCAAAATGTTCCGCGATCAATTTCCAGACAGAAGAACTTGTGCCCTTCCTGATCGTATGTGAACGCCCGCGCGTAGGTTGCGTCACGAAGGTAATACTCAATCGCATGGGTCGAGATGCACTGCGGGCTGTAGCCATTCAGTGCATATGCGATCCGGTCATTGCCGATGAAATAAATCGTATTGTCCAACTTGACCGCGCTGTCCCGGTCGAAGCACCCGCGCTCGATGAAGGCATTGCCCTGCCGGTCGAATGGGAATTCAGCGCCAGAGTTGTAAAATATCTCGACACTGTTTTCACCAAGCATCTGCAATTCGCGGTGATCCCACACCATTGCAACAATGCGATCCGGCGCGCCTTCGGATTGCGAAACGTCTGCCGGGTCATAGGTGGTCGCATCGTCCAGTGCGGAAATGCAATATTGTTCCGAATCCTGGACGCTCCACACCATATAGCCGTCAGCAAAGACGACTTGCGACACGGCGAATGGAACCGGCGTCAACAATGCGCCGTCGTGCCAGACATAGCCGACGCCATTCGCGGCTACTGCGATGTCGCTGTAATTGCAGGCCATGCTAACGCGGTCGGTGCCGGGGATCATGGCAAGCTGCGTTGCGGTGCCATCGGCGGCTATGCTGTATAGATCACCACCAGAGACCACATAAAGCACGCCAGCGCAGACAACGTGCCCACGGTAGCCCGTCCCTGCCGTCGTCCATACAGTCAGCCCCGGCGTCGGCAGAACGGCAAAATCCTCCCGCTTATCGCCGTCTGCCTTTTCTGCGAAACAATTGACCAGAGTCGCGCCAGACCAGTTGAATGACCGGCCTTGGCTGTATTGCAGGGCTGGCTTAAGCGGCTGCATCAGCGATACTCGGGCTGCATGAATATGCTGGCCGGTTCGGTGTCGAACGCTTCAAGGTCAGCCCTGAGAATGGCCGCGCGCTGGTCAATCTTGGATGCTATGGCGGGAGCGGTGCCGAACTTCAGCGCCAGTTCCGATGCCAGCGCATAAGATAGCGCCTGCAACCATTCCTGCGGCAAATCCGCGTCGTCGTTGCTGTCGTTGAAATCCTCAATCCGGCGCAGATACGTCAATTCTATAGTCATGGCCGAAGCTGTGCCATCAGACGCGGTGGGCCACAGATAAAGCGACCCTGCCGTTTCCTGCGGATCGTAATAGAACGCCACCGGGATCGATTCAGCCAGCTTGTTCGGCTGTTCTGTGTATTGCGCCCGCGCCCATTCTGTCAGAGGCGTTTCGATCCCCGAAGCAGTGACCTTGCGGCGGCACTCAACAACCCGCATCGGCTTCGGTGAAAGCTCATATACGGCTTGGCCAGCCACCAACGGGACGGACTTCGATGTTCGCGCCCACAGGTGTTCGGAGGTGCCCCACGTCTTTACGATCAAGTTCAGCGAACGCATCGCGCGGGCATACATATCTGCATTGACCGCTTCGCCCTCACTGCCGATCCCGCAAAGGTCGAAGGCTTCTTCGATGATCTGGTTCGCAACCAGTGAAAAGTCGCTTGTGCCGGAAGTGGTCACAAATCCTCCGCCGTTACAGGGCTGGCAATGAACACGTCCGGCGCTTCAGGCCGTGCAAAACGGGGGGCCGGGTTATCCCGAACACCCCTGACGAAGTCCTGGGGGTTTCGTTTGTCGAGGAAGCGGGACAGGACCATTGCCCCATCCCACTGCCTGACGAGCTGGTCCGCGTAGCATTTGAAACCACTTGCCTCACAAATGGCAATCTGACGCGGACCATCCATTTCCTAGCCTTCCAGTTGCGCCGGAATAGACCAGCCGTTTGCCTTCATGAGGGCGATCAGCAGAGCAATCTTTTCGTCTGCGGTGAGAGCCTTGGCCTTTGCCATATTCACCACTCCTTAGGAGTCGGCTGCGGGGATCAGGAACCCCGAAGCGCCGACAACGCCGGTCACGCGATTGTCAAAAGCACCAAGGCCAACCGACGTGGTAAACAGAAGGTCGGTTGTGGTGGTGAGCGTCTGGATCAGGTTGCGCGCCACGATGCCGGTCGAAGTCGTGCCGCCAACGTTGATGAACGAACCGCCCGCCGTGGTGGTGTTCGGACGATAGCCCATGTTGTCGGTGGCGATCAGGTTGGTAAGAATGCCTGTCGTCACAATGACGCCGATGGCCTTGTCGTTCTGCACAGCCCACTTGAGATAGTTGCGCGAGAGCGTCAGGCGGTCGATGGTATTGGCCGTCAGGATCGTGGTGTTGTTCGACGTGACGCCAAGGTTATAAACCGCGTTGTCCGTGAACGACAGGCCGTCAGCCGTATTCGCGCCGCCAGTGCAGTTGACAATGTTCAGGAAGTTCAGAACCGAACTGGTATCCGCGAACGTGCAACCCTGAATCGTCGCTTCCTTTGCGGTCACGGTGAAAGCTGCCGTAATGCCGAGGAAGTTGGCGACGAACTGGATGTTCTGGACCGAAACGTTGTTGGCGGAAACCGGGATGGTGGCCGTCGCTGCGGTGGTGAAGATGAACTTCGGACGGTTGGTGCCCTGACCAAGACCGATCACAGCCACACCAGCCACGTTCAACGGAAGCGCGGCTGCCGATGCGATGTTTTCAGCGTGACCCGGCTTGATGATGATGATGTCGCCACGGTCTGCAACGCACTGCGTCACGGCATGAGCGAGAGTGGCGAACGGGCTGTTGAACGTGCCACGGTTGGCGTCGGAACCGCCGCGCTGGCCAGCAAGCAGGCCGGTGCCGTTATAGACCCAGAACACTTGGCCGGGGTGCGATTGAACGATGGGGACGCCGCGAAGCGTGACGCCATTGATGAAACCAGCGGGAAAATCAGAGCGCAAAGCCATTATAGTCTCCTGTGAACCCCTGTGGGGCCGCAAATGGGAAATGTCACAGTTCAGTCAGGCCGCAGCCTCGAACCAACCCGCATTTGCCTAGGAGGCGCTTCACTCGCGGAAGTGAGCGCGCATTGATTACCATAGCTTCGCGCAAATGAAAAGGCCCCCGGAATGAACCGAGGGCCTCCCATCAAGGCGGAAGGGATCGCCTTAAAGTCCAGAGCCGGGTGTGAAGTAAACGTTACCGGTTGCCGCCGCCGTATAGATGGCTGCGTATGTGCCGCCATCCGTCGGCGGGACTGTGATGACCAGCAAAGCCCCGGCAGGCACTGGCATGTCGGCGGTGTTGTTAGCCGACACGGACGACGAACCGAAAGCAACCCACGCGGTTGCCGTGCCTTCGTTGTATATCTGAACCTGACGATAGCCGCTGCCAGCAAAGACAGGACTTCCGGTGGTTACGTTGCCGACCGTTGCCGTGAGAGTCAGTGTATTGCCAGCAACGGGACTGAATGCCTGAACGTTTGCCATATCTCTCACCCCATTAGGGCGGGACCGAAGCCCCGCCCATCTTGGTTAAGCGCCCTGCGATCCGAAGATTGCGCGCCAGTCAGAGCAGCCGGTAGAATACCGCTCGTATGCCTTGTACTTCAGGTTGTCGGTGTCAAAGTCACCGTCCTGCTTGAACTCGGCTGCAACGCGCTGGAACAGCTTCAGGCCTTCCGGTGCGTTGGTGCGGATGAAGAACGCATCCGGGTCGGTGAAGTAATGGTTCACCTTCACGCCATCAGGGAACGCACCCATCGAACGCAGTGCGTTGATGGCGTTGTTCGCGCTGTCGTTCTGCTGAACCGACTTCAGGATGCGAGCCGCTTCGAACTGAAGCTGCACAGGGATATGCAGCGACTTGGCTTGAAGCGAGATGCGTAGGCCACGGCTGTTTGCCGCCTGACCGATCAGAACAACAAGGTCTTCCAGTGCGGCTTCGGAGAGGTCCGCGTCCACTGCAAGCTTGTTGGCCTGGTTGCCCGCAAGGGTCGGGTGCGCAGCCGAGATCATCGCCGCCGCGTCCCCGATGGGATACGAAGTCGAGAATGCACGGTTATAGAGGTTGGCGACCACGTTTTCCTTGGTCTGACGCATCGAGAACGCCAGCGAGCCGGTGCGCTGCATACCGACCTTTTCGTACTGGTTGTCATCAATCGCCTCACGGGTGATGATGAAGCCCAGCGAATAGGCGATGTGCGTGTAGCGGGTCGTGACGCCCTGCTGCATCGTGTCATAGACGGTCGGCATCCCCTGCGCCTTGATCGGGGCGAGACCGAAGCCGGTCACTTCCTGATCTTCTTCGTAGGTCATGTCGGAGGTCTGCACGTCCACGAGGTCCGTGTATTCCTTGCCGAATTCGTCGTAGTTCGTGCCCCAACGAGCGTTGAGACCGGGCCACAGAAGCTTGGCGATATTGCCGGTTGAAATCAAGGTCATGGCTTATACCCCCGCGATCTGGTTGACGTACTGGTGACGGTTGATGCGGACGTAGAACCGGCTTGCATCTGCGCCGGTGCCGACAGCCGAACCAAAGTCGTTGTCCAGACGGTTGACGACACCAACAATCTTGAGATCGAGGGTGTTGGTCGTGGCTTCGGTGGTGTTGTCGAGCGTGACGCCCGAAGCGCCGGTTACAGTCGAACCCGAGGCCACCACGAAGTTGACGTTGAAGCCAACATCATTGGCAGTAAGCGGGGTGCCGCCTGAAACCTGCTGCACTTCGAAGACTGCATTGGGATCATCGCAGACCAGAAGCACGCGCTGCGTCGAAGCTGCGCGGTAAATCAGGCTGTCGCGGGTATCAGCTAGAACGCCAACAACAACACCAACAACGACGTTGCCGGTTGCTGCCTGTGCCACGTCTGCGAAGACCTGACCGTTGATGATCTGAGAGGTGCCCACCAGTTTGACCGGGTCGCCAACGTAAATGGCGGTGCCGTCAGAGGCAGGGACGGAGTATTGACGAATTACGGCGTCATACGCGCCAGAACCTAAGTTCTGAGCGGGACGAAGCCCGAACGGAGCGTTGATGTTTGCCATGATGGCATCCTTTGCGGCGCAATGACCGCGCGGGACGCCTTCACAAGGCTAAATCCTAGCGATCATGCTTGATGGATACTTGGCCGGTCTGTTCCGATTGCGGCACAGGCTTGCCAGTTTCATCGACGATGGCGTGCATAGCTGCGTCGATTTCCTGAAGGTGCGCTTCTTTCTCGGCAATGCCCGCCCGGTATTCCTCGGCAGGTGTTTCCATGAGATAAGCGCGGAGGGGTTCGCCGTTCGCCTTAGTTCCTACAAGGCGGGAAACCCGTGAACCTTCGCCGGTTGACTGAATGGCGCTGTCCGTGACGAAATCATACGCCAATTCTTGCGCATCCGCAAGACGGTTGTCCTTGTCGTTGATCCAGCGGCGAATGTAGCCTTCGCGTTCGGGTGCTTTCAGCTTCAGAGCATGGCCGCCGACCGATGCACGACGACGCCGCCCCGGCAGCTTTACGGACATATCTGCGGATTCTGTGGCGGTCTTATCCTTGACGGGCGGACGGCCACGGCGAACGATGGTTTCTTCTTCGGACATGGTTTTCAATCCCACTGGTACGATTTGACATAGTCATCACGGGTCTTGATGACCCCGTTCGCCACCCACTTGTCGCAAAGCTTCTTCGCATCAGGTGGGAGATCGGCATAAGTTTTGCCGCCCTTGGCCGGAACGCGAGCGCCAGGACGGGCGTTCACTGAAACCGGACGTTCCGAGAACTTGCTTTCGACGCGCTTGGCCAGTTCATCAAACCACGATTTACGGCCTTGTGCGTAATTCTCGGCAGGCCCCATCAATTGAGCCTGAAGGTCGGCATAGCGCGTCTTGTTGTCGTCCACGCCGTACCAGTCGTTCGACGCAACCCACGTTTCCAGTTCAGCGCGAAGCTGGTCTTGTGATGGCGCTTCGGTCTTTTCAGGTTCGACCGTCAGCTTGTTGCTTTCGAAGTCCTTTTCGAGCGTGCGCATTTCGTTGACAGCAGCCCTTGCCGCCGACGTATCGCCAACTTCGACCGCTTCGGTGTGCTTGCGCTCAATCTCTTGCAGCGCCTTAGTGTAAGCCCGCTCCTCGGCTTTGGAAAAGAACTCGGCAGCGCGGCGCTGTTCGCGCTTCAGTTCGTTGATGTCTTCCCGAAGCTTTTTGTTCTGCGCCTTCAGCAGCGGCATGACTTCTTCGCCACGACGGACGAAGGTTTCCGCATCGAACCACCGCTTTTCGTCGCCTTTAAAGTCTTCCTTCGGGGTCCAGCCAAGCGCGCGGGCTTCGGTTTCGTAATCGCGCGGGGTTTCTTCCACCGCGTCGGTCGTGTCGATCTGTTCGCCGGTTTCCATCACACGCCCTCCTTCAGCAATGCGACAACGTCTTCGTCATTCAGCAGGCGATATTCTGCGCCATCGTCGCCCTTGATCGTGACGCCGCCGTATTTTGCAATCATCACGCGCGCACCAGTTTCCGGCGCGTGAAACGCCGGGTTGGCTTTGGCCTCGCTGAATGCGTTGACGCCGACCGCAACCAGTGTCGCTTTGACGGTGGCGAACTTTTCCTTTTCGGTGATCGTCGGGGCGAGGATGATCCCGCCCTTTGTCACTTCCTCCACCGGGTCAGGGCGCACAAGCACCCGAACGTCGAGAGGTTCAATTCCGCTGGTGTTCATTATTTGCCCCTTCCAGTCCGTAAAATTCTCGAATGTCGTCGATTGTCATGGATGCCAGATCGCCAAGCGTCTCAGCCTGCACTTGCGCCGCTGTCATCGATGGGTGATCCGATGGGACCGACCGCTCCGCCCATTGCATCGCCAAGGTTTGCACCCGGTCCTTCAGGAATTGGTGGAACGCCTGCGTCAGGTGGTGCTCCTTCCATCGGAGAAACTGGTCCGGCTCCGTCAGTGGGTTGGTCATCGGTCTGCCCCTTCGTCGAAATGCTGTCTGCAAGGGCGATGCCCTCGGCCAAGAGGCGTTGCGCCTCGGCTTGGATGTTCGGGTCCATGATGGTCTGACCAAGCGCGTAAGCCGCCGTCGCGGTCTCAATCAGCGCCTTTGCGGTGGCCGCATCGGATGCGCGCACCTTGGCTTCGGATTCCGCGACCTTGGCCATCATGTCAGGCGGCGGGCCTTGCTGCGGTACTTCAAGCAGCGGCTCGATGTTGTCGATTCCTGCGGCCTCAAATTCGCGCTTGCGGATCTCCAGCTGGTTCACCAGCGGATCGCCATTGTGCGACATAAGGATTTGCGCCTTGGCCATCTTGATGCGGTCGTTGATGGCGCGGGGGTCGCTGATCGGCTGAACGTCAAGGTCTTTGTCCTGATAGTCGGCGCGGCCAACTTCCATCGGCGTGTCGTTCAGGTTGAAATATTCGGTCACGTCGAGGTAATCGCGGTTCAGGCGACGCATGATGCGAATTTCACAGCCAAGCCCACGATGCACGCGCTGATAAATCGCGGTAAACACCTTTTGCCCCTGTTCGATCAGGGCAAGGGCGGTGGTCGGCGCGGTCTGGCTATCCTGGTTGCCCGAAAGAATGTCGGAAACGCTGGTGATTTCCTTCACCGCGCCAATCAGCAATTCGAGGATGTTGGCCAGAACCGGCGATGGCCCCGGCAATTGCAGCGGCAAGATGTTGTCACGCAGCGGGCCAGACGTTGCACCTTCCGCGCGCTTCCATTCACCCGGTGTGAAACGCATGTTCCCGCCACGTATCTTGACACCTGAACTAAGGAATCCGCCCTGCATGTTAGCCAGCGTGCCAGCGTCGATCAGTTGGTTGATGATCGTGTTGACAGCAGCACCAAGCGGGTCGGTCAGTGTCCCGAAGCCAATATCGAAGAACGTTCCATCCGGCGCGGGGATGAAGCCATACTTCACGATGTATTCGCGGCGCTGGATGCGGACCAAGCGTGCGTCCGGCGTGATCTGATTGCTCTGGATCATATCGGCCAATGACTTCTGCCCGTCGAATGCCGACGATACGAAGAACATGCCATCGGTGTCGTAACAGGCCACAATGCGGAACACGCGGCCTTCAGGCGTCATGGTGACAACGTAAGGCTCTGCAATGCCGTCGTCGTCCATGTCGATCAGGCGGAACTGTTCAAGCACTTCCACAAGGCTGTGTGGGTCGTTGCCGTCGTCGCCTTCGTAATGGACGCGGTGCCATAGGTCTGTCAGAATGAACGCTTCGATTTCGTGCGGATAATACCGCTTGATGCGGGTAAAGCGCGGAGCCTTATCGAGCGACGCCGTATTCGCGTTGATGACAAAATCGCGGGCGCTAACCGTCTCGCTGTTGTTCTGGTTAGTGATCGGATCGTACCAGACTTCACGCAAGACGCAGCCGACGATGGGCAGTTGCAACAACAGCCGGTCAGTGTCTTCTTCCCATCCCGGTACGTCGTTCAGGAACTGCCAAGTCATGTGCTT